AACGCGTGGTGACAGTAGAAGTGGAACTACCACCATACTTGGGGTTACGGAAGGTGAAGTAGTATGTCTGTTCAATGAGAACCTGAACAACAATGTCACTAGTAGGAGCAGCGGCAAGACGCAATCCGACCAGCAGAAGAGGAGAGAAGTATCCGACCTTGGAAGCATTCGAATTGAAGTCTACATCAACAGTGGCACCAGAAGCACCAGGACCAACAGAACAGTCATGGAAAACAGTCCTCTCTTGGATATCAGATGCCCAACAGGAACGAGATGTCTTCGCTACACTGTTATTGATAGCACTGACAATACTAGCACTCGAATAATCGAAGAGGCCGGCGACGTCGAGGAGGTCGACGTTGCGCACCTCATTCTTGTTGCCCAAACGATCATAAGCAGACACAACTTGCACAGCAGGGAGGCCAGATGCACCAATGGCAGTTACCATACTAATCCTTGACACAACACCATCACACTTAACCTGATCATACAAGCCAGTGTACGCACGATACAATGGAGATGAAACAGCAGAACACACACCATAAGGATTGGTGGAAATGTCGGCATCAGACGACTGGTACCAGGGATGACTCGTGATAATTTTAGAGTCGTATTCACCAGATGCTACTGGACACGAGATCACTTTCTGCACGGGGACGCGGACGCGGATTCGGCCACGATTCGACGCAGTAGACGACGTACCATAGCGGCGGCGGCGGTAGCGAGAGTACGAACCATAGCGACGATAACGCGAGTAGCGACGACCATAGCGGCGTCTGTACTTGTACACGTAGGTAGGCATTTGAAGAGGAGTTCACTCACTCACAAAGACGCTAGGAGATAAAAATCAGAAGGAGAAACAACAAGGAGAGGGTTTAAATGAGGGGATGGACAGTTGTGTTGTGGCAGCTTCCATGCCAAAATTGGGTGCATACAGCGAAAAAAGTGCGGCAAAACCAGCATTTAAGCGCGTCAAGTTCTTTCTTTTCCTAATCCTAAACCTAATTTCTTTCCACGAATGAACGACTAAATGGCAGCACAGGAAGGAGCAGCAAAGAGGTGGTGCTTCACCATCAACAACCCTACAAGCGATGACAAGTTCTGGGAAGACTCAGAGCATGAAGAGCAGATGGACTTCATCGCAGTGCAGTACGAGGTGGGCGAGATGGGAACTCCACACTACCAGGGCTTTCTCATTCTCAAGCGCAGGAACAGACTCACTTGGCTCAAGAAGAACTTCAGCAACAGAGCACACTGGGAGAAGACAAGGGGATCAGACATAGAAGCATATCAATATTGCATAAAGGACGACACACATCCTCCAGGATCCTACAGATGGGAGAAAGGAACTCTCAAGAACTGTCAGAAGAGGAGGAGCAGAGAAGAACTAGAAGAGACAGTCATTGAAGAAGTGGATGAATTGAAGGAGAAGTTCAAGCCGCCTGCAGAGATCAACTCTCAAGTTCTTGCACGGCCTGGGTTCCTTGCAGCATACAACGCACTCACAGCAGACCTCCTGGGACCTTACAGACCTAAACTGAGTATCATAACGATGGTTGGTCCACCAGGGACTGGCAAAAGCTTCGCAATCAACACACTCTTCCCCAAGGCAGGCAGGGCAATCATCGGGAACGGAGGCACTTGGTTCGCGAATCCAACAAGCAAGGTCATGGTGTTTGAGGAGTTTGCAGGGCAAATCCAACTGCAGAAGATGCTCAAGTACCTTGATCCCTATCCAATGGCATTGGAGATCAAGGGTGGAATGAGACCAGCAATGTACGAGACAGTGATCATCACCAGCAACACCAGGCCTGACGGCTGGTACAAGGACGAGGAGGCAGGTGGCAAGAGGACAGACGCACTCCTTGCACTCTGGGACAGGCTTGGCTTCAAGAACGGGAACAACACCATCTGCAGAACCTGCGGGACCTACCTGGAGCCTGCTCAGCCTGGAGCAATCACGAAGCCTTGGCTTGACAGCACTCGCAACTGGTTCATGCAACAGCTCATGAGTGCCTGCGGCATTGCAGCGCACGATGTACTAACCGACGAGGACATCGAGGACAGCGAGGAGGAGGATGACAGCCTCAGCGACTTCCTCACAGATTGACGTCAGGGCCGGTAATACTCAACCGGCCCTTAGTCAATTAGTACCGCAGTACCATATAATGAATAGGTACTCTGACGTCACAGGCAGGTACTATCGCAGCACTCTCTCCCACGTGGGTCACTATGTCTCGCTGGACTCATGGCTTGCGTCACTCACCATAACGTTCCTAATCTAATGGCGTGGGCTTGGTCCTGCTAATTTCTCTAATTTTATATCCCTTACCCTAATCCTAAACCCTAATCCTAAATTTCATTGAGTTTTCACCGAGATTTCACTTAAATTTAACATTAAGAGTGTGGTGCACGGGAACGATCCCATAGAGCAGAGAGGGGTGTGGTACGCGCTACACGGGCAGCAGGGACAGCAGCGGCAGCGTCTTCATCATCTAGTCCACCAGCATCATCCATGTCACCTTCAGTGTCTAGAGTACGAGTATCGCTACGCTGGGTCATCACAGGAACACCTGAAACACTTTCAACAGCGGCAGAACGCGTGGTGACAGTAGAAGTGGAACTACCACCATACTTGG